CACATCCGACTCATCTGGTAAAAGAGCATATAGAGGAGGCGACTTTCAGGTGCACTGTCTTTATTCGACCTATAGTCCCAGTCGATAACAGAACGATCCACAACAAGACGATGCTGGTTAAGGACAGGTTCAAGAGCATCAATAATTCTGTCCTCTTTCCTGACGTTTGCCCTAACCTCCTCGATGTCAATATACTGATGGGTCTGTTGAATATGTTTCTTAAATAGTTCACTTACAATACCATCTCCAAAGTTTGTCTCTATTACAAGTTTAGTTACGTTAAACTTCTTACATCCTCTCAGTATGTCGAGTAGTGTCTTGTCGCTGTAACCGTCTCTATACGCTCTCATTTCATGTAGGTATAGAAAGCCATGCCGTTGGCTAATGAAGGCTGCTGCGGTCTCGTCTGAGCCTCTTCCAGAGGGGTCTACGCTGCATATGGTCTCATCGTATGGACCCCATTCTCCTTGCAGCTTCATAGGGCTGTAGAAGTAGTCTCCGGGCAGTCCTACGGTTGGTGCATCCTTTATAACATTTGCTGGATCTGAACACCAGACCACGTTATCAGGAGCAGAAGTAGGATTGACGCTAGTAACCACAAGGTCAGCCATTTTAAGGGGAAACTTCTCTGCATCACTTAAGCTTGTGTCTAGTTGAAATTGAAGCATATAGTTTGATCGACCCATAGATGCTTCACGTTCTATGAGGTCTTCTTCGCTAAATCTGTCAGGATCTGTAACATCCCACTCCTCTGCACCCATATCCAGATCTTCTTGTATCTGTGGTGCTAGGAGTCCTTCGTATTGACTAAGCTTTTTACGTCTTGGGTATCGGCTGGGCCAAACCAACGGTTTATAATTCCGCTCTGCCAGCTTACGATAAACAGTAAAAGTAGTCTGAGGAGTCCCGAGATACATAATACGGCTATCGTCTTTTGGCGTAAGGATAGATTCAGCTTCGGTACATAGTTGTAAAAGTTTTTCACGCATTAACTCCGTCATACTGTTACCCGGTACTTCGACGTCATCTAATACGATGAGGTCTGCACGAGATCCAGTCAGCTGTCCTGTGATACCCACTGATTTAACAGAGGGTGCTTGGTGAGGTGTACAGTTTACATCAAAGCTGATACGAGACCATCTGCTCTCATCAGATCTAGGCTGTAAGTACGACAACCAAGGTGTGTCTATAATGAGTTTCTGTAAAAAGATAGACATGTTATCTGCACGTTCTTTAGACGCAGAGATAATCATGATCTTTCTTTCTGGGTCATTAAAGAGTGTCCATAACACAAAAGCACCAGTAATCCAAGATTTACCAACACCTCGAAAAGCTTGAATCTGGAGTCTCTTGGGTCCGGTTTGTAAGTAGTCTGCGATTGCATATTGTGCCTTCGTAGGTGCAGGCAACCCTAGCTCATGCCAGAGTGCCTGTAGAAACATTTTAAAGTCTTGTCTTAGTAATTCTAAACTATTCATTTCTTAGGTTTCTTTACGTATTTTTTCTTTGTAGACTGCTTAAGTGTTAGATCTTCTATTTTTGGAACTGATCTTCTTGTTTTTTTAGTTGATTCTTTAGGACCAAGTTTAGGTTTTTTACCAACTACCTTTTCACCCGGTAAGTTTGCATCTAACCACTTTTTAATTTGTGCAGTAGTCATAAAACCATCTTTATCAAAATCATACTCTGCAATCAAATCTCCATACATTAAGTCAGGATATGTTTTGCCTGCTCTTGTTTTATAACCTAATTTAAGTGTACTTAATCGTTCAAGTCTAATTTTCTTACCTCGACCAGATAAAATAGGGTTATAATTAACTATAACATCAGGATATCTGTCTTGAGCTTCACCTAAAAGACCGTCTATAACTTTTTCAAAATTATTTTTTGTTTTACGAAACTGTTGATTTGCTGCGTTAGGTTCAAATACAAGATGATAATTTTTACCATCACCCGGTTGAAACATTAAGTTTTGATTAGCAAATCGTTTAACTCTTTTTACGTGCGGCCAGACTTTACTACTAATAGCGTGTCCGTGTTCTCCGTAATGATAACCTAATACTAATTTATCTAATTCTCTTCCGTCTTCGGCTATTTGAGCTGCAATACTTTCTTGAACATCCGGATACTGATTATATCTATGTATTGTTTTAGAGTTTAATCTTATTCTATCCATAATTTCTTTAGTTGCTTCATCAAATTTAGCTTTTTCAATCTTATTTAATTGTTGTCGACTAGCGTTTTGATATTGTCTAGTTAACTTCTGCAACGGCATAGATTGAATATCATCGGCTCTACGTTTATTAGCTGCATCTATAGCATCTTGCTGATTTTTTAATGTTAATCTACCCGCCTTGGTTTTTTGAACGTAATATAATTTACCAGTTGCAGGGTTAACAAATTTTTCACCAAAACCTCTTAAATCTCCTTTTTCTGCTATATATTCACTAGCTCTCTTATATTGGTTCCATAAACTAATAGCTACTTCATCTTCTAAATCTGTACCTAATACTCTTCTAACTTGTGTAGGTAATGTTCTTGAAGGTTTTTTATAACCAAATCTAGTCCAATCAAGACGAATACTTGTTAGTTGTGTTGCTGGTGCATTTATATTAGATTGTGGTTGACCCGGTGGAGTTCTCTGAGCACCTACACTACCTTGTAGTTCTGGTTCTAAAAGATTAAGTCTTCTTGCCGGTCCATATAATCGTGAGTATGGGTTATCACTTAAGTATTGATTAAAAGTTTTAAGTCCGGCTGTACCGGCATTAAATAATGACTGCATACCAGTACTAACTGTACCACCAACAGCTCCACCTAAAAGTGCTTCTTGAGCTGTTAAAAATCTACCTTCATCTATACCTACACGTATCTGTTCAGCACCTACACCAGTTAGACCACCTACAACAGCAGCTCTTTTTAAACTGCCTGCCTTACCAAGTCCAGTTTTTACACCTTGAAAAGCTTTTCCGGCTTTGAGTTGTGTTCCGGGTATTATACCGGCAGCTCCTGAGCTGAGTACTTCGCCTAAACTAAAACTTGTATCTCCTCTGAGCCTCTGTGCAATCGCATTAGCTACTGCACCAGATGCAAAGTTAGCTAGACCATAAAGAGCAATACCTTTTGGACCGAATAACGGGTTAAGAAGAAAAGAAGTAGCTTTATCAGTTGCTAAACCGGCAGCTATTTCAAAACTCACACCTTTTGCTATATCACCGGCATCAGGTTCATCTTCTTCATTTTCTTTAGCTCTATCTCTTAAAAAGTTTTCACCAGATACTTCTTTATCATAAGCTTCTTGATTCTGAGCTTCATAACGATCACGTTCTTCTTTTAATTTACGTTCATTATAATCTTTAGCTAGCTCTTCTTCTCTAGTCATCTAATATGTGATAAAATTGTGTGTTCTCTATCTGTAACACCGAATGTCGACCTCATCCAGTCTCTCCAGTTTTTACTACCTTTCTCCTGATTACATCGTCGACACGAGGGTACAACATTCGTCGTAACATCTTTTCCACCTCTACATTTAGGGCGTACGTGGTCGATTGTAAGTTGTTGTAATTCATAAAAATCTCCGCAATAAACACATTGACAATTAAAGTGCTCTTTGATAGCTCTTCTCCAGAGCCGTTTTGATTCTGAACTTGTCATGGTTATTAAATTGTGTAAATAGTGATCAGGGTTAGGTAGTAAAGGGGTCATTTTTTCTTGCGTTTAATTTTGAGTCTGCTTCTTCGGTTAATAGATGGCTTTTGTTTTCTGCCTTCGGTTTTACTACCCTTATAATGGGCGGCATCCAATCCGTCACGGTTGCCATATGTACCAAGTTTTCTATTAAGTTTGTTTGCATTGACTCTAATTGCTAGACCTTTTCTTGTTTTGTTATATCTGGCTTGCTGCTTTCTACGTTTAGCAGCAGCCTTTGGGTTTTTCTTATAGTATTTAGACGTTTTTGCCATATACTCTCCTCTTTACAAGTGAAGGATCTACAGTAGGTAAAAGTTTATTAAGTTTATCTAAAGGACTACCATCGAAAGCAACACCTGTAATGTCGTTGGTTTTTAGCCAATCGCAAGCTGCTTTTAAATCTTGTGTAGTCGCTTCTCCGCTTTTTATTCTACGTAGAAAGTCCTCTGTAACAAGATAGTGTAGCTCGTTAAAACTTTCTTCTGTTGCTTTCCTAGGTAGTTTCTTTAGTTCATCCATTACGCTGTACGTTTTTTTGATTTCTTTTTCTTTTTAGCAAGAGGAAATGTTCCTGATGGAAACTCTCTATCAGAAGGATAACCTTTCATAGGCTTGTCGTAATCATATAAATTTCTATCTAGTATAGATCCGGGACCCTCAGAAGGAAATCGTTTATCAGGATCTGTACCGGGTTGAGCTAAAGTAGCAAGTCTTGCTTTAGTTTGGCTTTTTGAGTTAAAAGGTTCTCCCTTCTTACGTTTTTTCATTTCCCCACCGGGGCCATAAGTTCGTGCCATTATTCGATACCTAATCCTTTTTTGACAATTTGGAGTGCTCTATCATCGAGCTCGTTATCTGTAGACTCAACTAACTTTTCTAATAGTTCTACTACAAACTTTTTAAACTTGTCGCTTTTTAAGCCTGTAAGTACAAGTGGTTTAATAAGTGCAAACATTATTTAGTCTCCTCTTTCTTAGCTTTAGTTGTTTTCTTTTTAGCAGCTGCTGCTTTTGCTTTAGCTTCTCTTTCTGCTCTTTGTAATGCTATTGTTGATGGCATAATCTTAAAATAGTTTAAAATTTTTGTCTTTTTTAGGCGGTTTAACTTTGACTATAGGTACTATGTCCTGACACATCTTATAATTAGTTGAGCCGGGTCTATACATAAAACCTTTTTTCATTAAGTCCGCACATTTATGTGCTCGTGTTATCTCAAACTCGAGCTTCATCTTCTCTTCATATCTCTTAGCCATTTCTTTACACTGTTTATATCCTGACTTATCTAGTGGTACCATAAAGTTAATCTGGAACCCCCAGTTCTCTGCTATGGTATAACTGCTCGGCTGCATAAATTCATCAAATGGTTTCGTATGATTACCCATATAAAAAGGGCTAAACGTCATAGTAGATCCATTACATTGTATGTTAGGACCATATATCTGACGTGACGATGCACCGTTGTTTTGAAATTGTACAGCCTGATTAGTTACGTTACCAGTTGCAGCAGCTACAGGATTGCTGACATTTGTATCTTCAGCAAATACAGGTGTACCTATTGTGCAAAGATAGAGTAAGAGTTTGTAGTAGAATCTGTTTCTATAGTTCTGTCTATTGTTATTGTTTCTATTGTCCCTGCTTCTCTTGTTGTTATTGATAGATCCCATTCCGTTGCACCTGTTGTAACTGAATAGGTTGTATCGGTTGCACCAATTGCACCACTTGGCGTAATATTTGTACCAGACCAAGTAGAAACTTCTGCTCCGAGTACGTCGTGTTCTATCGTTTCTGTTATTGTTTGTGTTGTTGTTGTC